TCCACGCGGACAAGTCCCGGTCGCTTCATCTCGACGTCATCAGGTCCGCAGTGCAGGTGAGAATGCGCGTTGTCATCTCGGATCCGCACCCGACCCTTGCCGGTCGCACCGGCAAGGTCTCCTACGTCGAGAACGGCTTCTGCACGGTGGACCTGGAGGAGATGGACGGGTCGCCATACAACCTCCCGGTCAACGTGCCCTGGCGGTACATCGAGGCCGTGCCACTGGTGGTGCCCACCTTCCGGACCCAGGAGGAAGCCGATGCCTGGCTGGAGGAGCACAATCCGATCCCTGAGCCGCAGCCTCGGTTCACCAGCGTAGAGGAGGCCGAATACTGGTTAGACCAACAGGCTGTCCAGAAGGTTCTCGATGCCGCTCGGATGGACGAGCAAATCGCAAAGCGGCCCAACATTGTGGTGACGGGCGCGAAGTTCGACATGAAGATACTTCAGGGCACCATCGCGAGAATCCAGGCACCTATGACGATTTCCAAGTGGTGAAGGGCCTCCGTGTCGACGTCCCGGCTGCGGTCCGGCCTGATGCGGCCGTGCCGGTAGTCCGACAGCTACAGGGCGAGTGGAGCCTGCATCTGCCGTTTCAGACCGTGGCTGAGATTCCCAACCTCAACGACAGGGAGCACTGGGCCGTAAAAGCCAGGAAGGCCAAGGCTTGGCGGGATGCGGTGCATGTACTTGCTAGGGCTCAACGGATTCCGCCTTGTCGACGCATCAGGGTGGAGCTGCACTACATTCCAGCGACTGTTCGTACCCGCGATCAAGATAACCTTGCATATGCAATAAAATATTGTTGCGACGGTTTGATGGATGCCAAAGTCATTCCAGATGACGACGAGACATACGTCGAGCGCACTTGGCCGTTCATTCACCCAGCCCAGAAGACCTTGCCTACCAGGGGGAGTGCCCGGTTCGTCTTGAGGGTGGTGGCGCTGTGAGCACGGGATCAACTGCCGGTTGGAGCTGGCACTTCGAGATCGGCCAACGGGTCCGCCTCAAGAACTCGCCCTTCACTCACCAGGTTCATGGTCAGGTGAGGAGCGTCACGTGCGACACCAATGAGTTCTTCATCGACGTCGTCTGGGAGGGCGCGGAGTCCTGGTTACCTTCGGGTGGCCAGGTTCGACTCCTGGCGGGGGCACCAAGCCTTTCTAGCTCAATGGCAGAGCGGCCCGCCTCTAAAGCGGGCAGGTTGAGAGTTCGAGTCTCTCGGAAGGCACGACACGCCAGCAACATCTGCCCCGGATGCTGGGGCGGCAACGGGCGTTGTCGTCTACAGTCGGGCCGTGACCATCACCAGCTCGCTCCAGTCCAGCTCGGCAGGCCCGCGTGGGTTCACCGTCAAGATGCTCTCCGGACAGGAGATCATCGTCCAGGGCACGGCCGAGCGGGACTTCTACAACGAGCAGCAGAAGAAGTACACGACGGAGAACACCTTCTCGGCCGTCTCTGATCTCCAGGACCTGGACCGGATGCTGTTCATGGAGCTGCTGGTCTACCGGGCCACCTGCTGGCTGGCCTCGGGGAAGAACTACTACAAGGAGATCCTGGGGCCCGGCGAGGAAGCGGACTGCCGGAAGGTCATCAAGGAGAACTCGCCGCTGATCTCGACCATCAAGAACGACCTGGGCTTGACCAAGGCGCAGCGCGAGAAGGACGCCTTCACCTCCGTGGGGTCCTACATCGTCAATCTCAAGGCCCGGGCACGGGAGCACGGCATCCACCGCGAGAAGCAGGTCCACAAGGCGCTGTCGCTGATCAACCAGCTCTTCTCCATGGTGGGTGCCTACGACAGGTCCGATGAGGTGGAACGGTTCAAGCTGGGCTTGGAGAAGCCGGACGACATCCTGGACTGGGTCCGTGAGGTCATGCGCCCCGAGTTCGATGCCATCGACACCGCCTGGCGCCAGAATCAACGCGCCTGGCTGCGGGAGCTGTAGCCATGGTCCAGAAGGTGTCGGACTGGCAGAACGCCCGCGAGACGTATCCCAGCGTCAAGCATGGCGTCGAGGAATGGGTCGATTTCTTTGATCGGCGTCCGGACGTGATGCACCAGATCTTGGGTGACATCTACGTGGTGACGAAGTACGACGACCGCAAGCGAGAGACCGGGCAGCGTCTCGACGGCCGCCGTACGATGCCAAGGAACGCCAACCTGGCAGACCTGTGGAAGATGATCACCCCACAGTTCAGCGTGGACCCATTTCCGGTGGCCTTCAAGGAGTTGCAGGGCGACCGCAGCATACGGGCCATGGGCATCAAGACCGGGATCAGCGACCGGCGTCTGTCCGAGCTGCTGCGTGGCGACTACTCCCACATGCAGCTCGATCTCTACGTGCTCGACAAGATCGCTGTCGGGTGCCGGATCAACCCGGCCTTCTTCCTGGAGTGGCGGGTCCTGTACGTCCAGCAGGTTCTCGGGGAGATCATGACGGAACGACCGAACCTGTCCATCGGTGTCATGAAGCGCCTGTCCGGAAAGAAGCCATCATGAGAGAAGATCTGGTTCCGGCATGACAGCTATTCCCGACTTGGACGAAGACGAGAAGTATTTGGCGGCGATCTTGGATGACCCGTCTGGGATCGAACTGGCCGAGTTCTGCATGTTGGACGAGACGCCGGGCAAACCCGACCCTTGCTTTCGGGTCAGGGATTACCAGTGGAGCCTCTACACCAGCGAGGAGCGGTATCAGGTCGAGCATGCGGGGCGCGATTTAGGCAAGTCACTTGGCGTGCAGCTACGGGCGTTCGCCTTCCCGTTCAACTTCCCCGGCCAGGAGATGCTCATCACGGCGCCGCAGCTCAACCACCTCGGGCCTATCGTGGACAAAATTGAGGGATTGTTCATGCGTGTGCGTTTAGGTCGGGAGATGCTGCCTCGACAGAAGGGCGGTGGCATCAAACATCAGCCGCAGTTCCAGGCTACTTTCATCAACGGGGCTGTCATCATGGGGCGTTTACCGGGGCCTACTGGATCGGGCGTCAAAGGACAGCACGCCCATAGGGTGGAGCTCGATGAGGGTCAAGACTTCCCTGAGCAGGGCTGGCTAGAGCTGATCGAAACGATGAAGGACACGCCTGGTAGCCAGTGGCGGGTCCATGGCGTTTCTCGTGGTGTCCGGGATATGTTCTACCGCATTACTCAGCACGACAACCCTGATCTGCCGTTCTATGTGCATCGCTACATGGCCATGCACCGTCCGGGCTGGAACGCCGAGGAGCGTCGCAAGAAGATCGCCCTGTACGGTGGTTCACGGGACAATCCTGACTATAAAAGGAACATCCTGGGGGAACATGGTGACATCAGTTCCCCAGTACTGGTCCTAGCGCGGCTCATGGCTTGCGTTCGGATGAGCGAGTCCACCTGGGCTACGGAATACAACGAGAACGTCTACGCCAAGCGTAAGCTGGAATATGAGTTCGTTGAGCACTCGGGGATGCCTATTGAGGGTCACCTGAAGCTCCCTGCCAGTCACCTGCTGCCTGGGTACAAGAGCTACTGGGCCGGGATGGACATCGGCATGACGAACGACCCTAGCGAGCTGTTGGTGTTCGGGCTGATCAAGGTTGGTGAGAAGGATGTGCTGCGGCTACTGACGCGCATTCACATGATGCGCATCTCGGCGGTGGACCAGGCGGCTGTCATTATGGCGGTGGCCGACTTCTACGGCGACCGACTCAAGAGCCTCGCCTTGGACAAGATGCAGCCGGTCAGCGAGCCGGTACTCACTCCGGGTGGATGGAGGGCCATTGGCTCTCTCCGAGTTGGTGATGAGGTGATCGGGTCGGACGGCAAGCCCACCTTGGTGACTGGCGTGTATCCCCAGGAAGACCGACGGGTCATGCGAGTTACCTGCTCTGATGGCTCGTGGACGCGGTGTGGTCCCGAGCACCTTTGGACTGTGCACCACACGCAGCATCGTGATCCCGCTGTGATGACTACTGAACAGATCGCCGCAACCCTGCCGGGTGCGTCACAGAACTACTGGACGGTGCCGATGCTGTCAGCTCCCGCCGATCTAGCGGGGAGTGGCGAGAGGCCCGTTGATCCATACCTGCTGGGCGCCCTGCTCGGAGATGGCAACCTCCGCAAGACTGGTGTCCGCTTCTCCAGCGTCGACCCGGAGATCCTCGCAGAGGTAGAGGGTCGCCTTCCGGATGGCCACGTCTTGAGACACACCGACCGGTGCAACTACCAGGTGGTCGAACCCGTTAGGGCACGGAACGCCAAGGGTCAGTTCCCGCCGTCGTGCGGCCTTCTTGCAAGCCTGCGCGAGTTGGACCTGGCGGGCAAGCGTTCGCACGAGAAGGCCGTGCCGTCCGAGTACCTGACGGCACCCTGGGCGGACCGCCTACTCCTGCTCCAGGGGATCATGGACACCGACGGCTGGGTGAGCGTCCAGCATGGACGGTCGTCCTGCGGCATCAGGTCATCTTCGGAGCAGTTGATCAAGGATGTCGTTACGTTGGTGGAGTCCCTCGGCGGATCGGCCCGTTACGCAGCCCACGCGACCAGTTGCAACGGCAAGGCCGGACGGACGGCATATCGAGCAAGCATCGCCATGCCGGAAGGGCTGATTCCGTTTCGTCTCTCTCGCAAGAGAGACGCCGTCGTGGCGCGGGTACGACCATTGAAGCGGTACATCGCCAGCATCGAACCTGACGGCGAGGAGGACTCGGTCTGCATCAGGGTGGCGGCAGAGGACCATCTATACGTGACGCGGCATCACCTGCTGACGCACAACACTGGGCTGGGGCTGCCGATCTGGCAGGAGACCACTAGGGGCGGGCGGTTGCATAAGCACGCGGTGCGCATCAAGGGCTACGGATTCTCGGAGAAGCGAGCTGTGGCGTTCGATGACCGGCCGCTGGAGCGTCGGGAGAAGCCCGAAGACGCCGTCATCGAGAAGAACATCATCGAGCACGCCACGGACGAGCTTCGGAGCCTGGTGGACGGCGGCATGATGGAGCTGCCCTACGACACCGAGCTGCTGGGCGAGTTCCAGGGCCAGGTGATCGTGTATGCCCGGGATGCCAGTGACAAGGGCCGCAAGGTGGCCCGCTACGGGGGTGGAAGCAGCTTCCACACCATGGATGCTGCCAAGCTGGCCGTGCTGGGCAAGAGCCTGGACGGTATCGAGCAGGTCATGGGTCGCACCCGGCGCAACGGGCCGGTGCTGGACGCCTTTATGGGCAACTAACTGTCGGACCAGCCGCATAGCCTCTGACCTGCATGGATGGACCAGAATCGAGCAGAATCGAGCAGTTCTCGTCGGTTTCGAGCTGCTCCCAACCGAAGGAGTGAGCATGTGTCCCGTGGCAACGATGAAGGGTGACCAGGAGTCCGGCTTCGTCAGCCAGGCTCCGGTCGATCCCGTACTGCTGGCGGCCCTGAGCGACGGGATGCCCCCCCTGCGAACGGGCGTTAGCACGGTCACGAGCGGTCCCACCAGCCTGATGTCGGCCTTCGAGGACCCGGTGCGGCTGGCGGCGGCCATTGGCACCAGGGTCGAGATCCTCATGGAGCTCGCGGGCGTCAAGGCCGCCATCCGGACCTGGCACTCCAAGCAGCCCGACCAGGTACTGGTGGAGTCCTCCGCCTTCTCGGCCCGGCTCACGGAACTGTGGACCGACCTCCAGCTCGTGGAGTCCCACGACCGGCAATACACAAGACTGAGAACTCAACAAGTAACCCCGATCCTGGAGGAGTTAGACAGGCAGTACCGCCTCAATACGAGTCGCATCGCCCTGATGCGGCAAGACCTCGACATGGTCCGATAGGGAGAACGATGGCGCAGGTTGACGTGGTCTACAGCGGGGATGTTCTGCCTGCGACGCAGGACGAGCTCGACCCCAAGATGCGTCAGATGGCTGCCCAGCTCTCCCGGTGGGTCGACAATGCCAGGGCCGCGACCAACCGCTCTTCGATGTTCGACCGTGGCGCCTACGTGGCACCGGACAACCAGTACCGCCAGATGTCCATCGCCCGTACCGCCGTGCAGAACGACGACATCGTCGGTGGCATCGCGGAGCTGACCGAGTCGCTGGCGTTCCAGGGGATCAAGTGGGAGTCCTCGGAGCCGGACGAGGCCGACGTCTTCAACCAGATCAGCGCCGAGATCGACATGGATGCGCTGGTGCGCAAGATGTACCGCGAGACTTTTACATACTCTCAAGTCTGTGTGGGCTTCTGGTGGGGGCAGGGGACCTTCAAGGTGCGCGGCAAGACCAAGAAGGGCAACCAGCGCAAGCTGTCCTACGACGTCTGGTACCCCAAGGCCATCACGACGCTGGACTCGCTGAAGATCGTGCCGGTGGGAATGATGGCCTTCGGGCAGGAATCCCTTGCCTGGCAGGCAACTCCACAGGAGATCAGCCAGTACTACTCGGTGATGGACGGCACCTTGATGGACGAGCTGATGGAGCGTTTCTACAGCGGCCAGTACATGGTGGCCGACCCGTACGAGCTCCAGGAGCTCACCGCCCTCGGGGTGGACGTCTCTCGGCTGGTGCTGCTCAATCCGGACCTGGTGAAGCGGCATAGCCAGACCAAGCCGGACCACCTGCGGTTTCCCGACATCCGACTCAAGCGGGTGTTCAAGCTGCTCGACCTCAAGCAGCAGCTCATGGAGGCCGACCGGGTCAACCTCATCGGCGCGGCCAACTACATCCTGCTGGTGAAGAAGGGCTCCAAGGAGGACCCGGCCTACCCCGAGGAGATCGCCAATCTCCAGGAGAACTTCGACTACGTCGCCAAGCTGCCGGTGATCATCTCCGATCACCGGCTGGAGATCGAGATCATCACTCCCAAGCAGGACTTCACCCTGTCGCCGGAGAAGTACGACGTGCTGGACAACCGCATCACCCAAGCGGTGCTGGGGCTGTTTGCGGCATCCGGCTCCCGGTCAGGCAACCGTGGCGACAACTCCCTCCAGCAAGGTCGCCTGGTGGCGCGCGGGCTGGAGAACAAGCGGCACATGCTGCGCAGGTTCCTGGAGCGCGAGATCGCCAAGGCCATCGTGGAGCACCCCAGGAATGCGGGCGTCTTCAAGGACCAGCCCAACCTGGCTTTCGTGCCGTCCCATGTGGCGCTGGACGACGACACCGGCTGGGCCCAGTCGATCATCAGCCTGCGCACGATGAACGAGCTGTCCCGCGAGTCGGTGCTGGAGTACTTCGGCTTCGACCAGGCGGTGGAGGCCATGCGCCGCGACCTGGAGGCTGACAGTGGACTGGATGACATCTTCCAGACGATGGTGCCTTTCAGTGCCAATGGCGGGGGTGGCGGTACTGGAGCGGCTTCTGGCGCCCCACCCGTTGCGCAAGGAGCTGCTGGAGCTCGTGGTGGCCGTCCAGCAGGCGGAGGCACTCCCACCAAGAACGTCACCAAGGCGCCTGCCGCCTCGGCATCCGGCCAGCAGTCCACGAAGGGCAAAACGTCATGAGTGAGCCGATCACCCAGAAGGCAGCCGTGGACATGAGCGCCCGGCCGCACGGATTCATGTTCCCGCAGAGCCTTCCGGCCTGTGCTCAGTGCGGTCTTCCGGCCAACGACCCGTCGCACGTCAACCCGGCCAAGGGCGGGGTGAACCACCTGATGGGCGGCAGCGCCAGCGGGGACGGCATCCGGCTCCTGTCGGCTGACATGGGAGGTCTGGCTACCGGACGTCGGATGACCCAGCCGCGTCGGTCGCACGCCTACTCCTCCGGCAGCACTGCGTTCAACCAGATCCCCTGCGTGGCCTGCGGTCAGTCCATGGGCGCCAGTTGCCACACGCCCGGGATGCCCTCGGGGATGGGCTACGGCACCGAGGCACGTGGCGTCCAGGTGGCAGCCGAGGGTGATGGCAACGAGGTGATCGTCAGTCCCGGCACAGGTGCGGGCCCGAAGGAGGGCTACGGCGAGATCGTGCTCCAGCGGCACCCGTTCCAGGCGCTGGAGGGCCTGAACAGCGTGGACGCGGCCTACAAGCTCTGCGCGCTGTGCGGCTATGCGGCCGACGACGAGGTGCACCAGAACACCGGGGACGGTGACGCGGACACCAACTTCGTCACCGTGAAGCGGCTGGAGGCTCGGGAGCGAGAGCCCGAAGTGACTCTGCCAACGCCCGTTCGCACCGTGGCGTTCGTGACGCAGCTCGGCGACAAGACCATCCTCACCGCTCCGGCCAGCGTGTTCAGCCAGCCCGGCGACGACATGCCGCGCGAGCTTGCGGCGGCTTGGGAGAAGGCGTCCGCGCAGAATCCGCACTTCCTGTGGATCGAAGGCCGCTACGTGGAGGCTGACCGGCCCAACCGGAACAAGGCGGCCTGGTCCACCCAGGACCTGGAGATGGGCGAGCCCACCGTGCCGCACGGGCCGCTGAACTGGCTGCACGAGGAGCGGCACATCATCGGGACCATCGCGGCAGCCAAGTTGGTACTGGTGGGCGACGGGGACCGGCAGGCCGCTGCGGCGATGGGCGTGGAGCCGCCGAACACCCACATCCGGACGCTGGCGCCGGTCTGGCGCTACCTGTACCCGACCGAGGCGCGCCAGATCGCGCACGCCAGCGACGAGCGCAAGCTCTGGCAGTCCATGGAGTGCGTGTCCCGCGAGGTGGCCTGCCTCCAGCCCGGGTGTTCGCACACCCAGGCCTACGGCGAGTACATGCTCCAGCCGCAGACCCGGTGCGCGCACGTCAAGCAGGGCGGTAACCGGCAGTTCAAGGACCCCAGCTTCCTCGGTGGAGCTGTCATACTGGGCGGTCTCCGGCCGGGCTGGAGCGGTGCCAACGCCAGCGTGATGCGCCAGGCCGCCATGCATATCGAGGGGCAGGAAGCATCCCTCACTGGACTCAGTGAGGAAGAGGCCGTCACCATGGTGGCCCAGATCGTCCAGTACGCCAACGCAACAGGAGGCACGTGATGGTGTGGCCCGCAGTTACCTACCGCTGGACCGATCTTGAGGGCGGTAGCTGGCTGAGCCAGACCGTCGCCGTCACCTGGACGGACGGTGCGGTCATCGACTTCACCGCGCTGACGGGCGGTGGCACCACCTTCGCGGAGGTTGAGGCTGACGTCATCCCCGGCAAGACCACCCTGGAGACCGGCTCGGACCTCTGGGGCCCCTTGGACGGCAGTGCTGGAGCCGTGGTCAAGGTCGCCTCACTGTCTGTCGGGTCCGGGGAGAACGAGAACAACGTGCTGACCATGGTCGGCGCCGGGTCGGGCATCGTGGTGGTCCGGCAGGCCGAGGTCGGTCACACTCACACGGTGGTGCCGCTGACCGCCGCGTTCAACCTGGGGACCTACACGACCGGGTTCACCTACGGCTCCGTGGTGACAACGCCCGCTGTCGTCCCGGTGGCTGGTCTGGAGAACCCGGCCGAGCGCGCGGGTGCGACCAACCAGTCCCAGCTCGATTCTGCCGATGTAAGTCCTACGCAGGACAAGGCGATCCAGCCGCAGGGTCAGACGCCGCCCACTGACACCGACAAGGGGATCATCGGATGACCGAGCAGCCAGACAACGTGATTGACCAGTCTCCGGACAACGTGATCGACTACGACCCGGACGTCTCGCATCCGGAGATGACCCATCCGGACATCACCATCGGGGCGCCCGGCCCTGCGGTGCACCCGCATGTCAGTACGCTGACCGTGACGGCGCATACCAAGATCACACCTGAGGAGACCTGAGATGCCCAGCAGCGACGAGCTGTCCGGTGCCGATCCGCTGGCCTATCTGGCGCACTCTCCGGCCCGAGGCCTGAGCACTGCGCCGGACGTGGACACCACGTTCTCCAACACGCTGGCGAACGAGCGGGCGCCGCACAACCTGCCCGGGGACGGCAATCCCAACCCGGCGCTGGTGAGCAAGGCGGCCCAGTTTCCCTTTGCGGAGCAGGGTGTCCGGGACATCGAGACCAGCTCCACGCCTGGGTTCTGATAAGCCCCGGCTAATCAGGGTCTCTGAGTTCCTGGCCCCAGCCACATCAGGTGACTCTGCCAACGCGCGTTAGCAGCGTCAGTTCCTCGGCCCTCCTGTCGAAATAGGCAGCGAGGGCCGAGGCGTGCTCGGCCTCCGATAGCAGGAGGAGGTCAGGCATGGCCGATCGCACCTTCACCGAGGGCGAGGCGTACGCACTTGTTGCGGACGCCGTCGAGCGCGAGACGGCTGCCGCCAAGGCTGAGACGGCGAAGGCTCAGGAGCAGGTGACGTCCATCTCGAACGAGAAGGACGCGCTGGAGCTTCGGGCCACTGCTGCCGAGGAGGCCAAGGCGACTGCCGACAAGGAGCTCGCGGACTTCAAGGAGTCCGTCGAGACGCAGAAGGCCCAGGAGGCGAAGCGCACCGAGCGGGTCGCCAAGCTGGCTGAGGTTGCTCCGGCCCTGAAGGTCGAGGGCGAGCGCGAGACCCGGATCGTGGCGATGGCCGACGAGACCTTCGGCGAGTACCTGGAGTCGCTGCGCGAGGTGGCCGCAGTCGGGCCGCACGCCTTCAAGCCCGAAGGTGACGAGCCGTCTGAGTGCTCGGTATGCGGCAAGGGCAAGGGCGACGCCATGCACACGGCCGCCACCCAGAAGGCCGCTGCTGCACCGCCGCGCGAGTCCGCTGCCTTCCGAGGTGGCGACCTGGGCAACAAGAAGACCGAGAAGTCCCCCATCACCGGGCTGTTCGCTGCGCGCCGCGCCGCGATGGCCGGAAAGAGCTGATCACCATGGCGAATGAGTGGGGTGCATAACTATGTCAAGTGACTACGGGCTGAACTTCGGGTTCCGACGCAGCGATGAGTCGGTCCTCAACCGCGAGGGTCGCCAGAAGGTTCCGGTGACGGGCACCTTCCGTCTCGGCACCCTGGTGATGTTCGACACGGCAAGTGCCGGGTACGTCAAGGCGGCCACCGCCAACGCGGTCGGTGAGGGCGGCACGGTCGGCCTGCTGGTGCAGGAGGAGATCTGGGACCGGAGCATCTACGCCCCGTCCCGCATCGACTCCTTCTACTACGGGGTCGCCCGCAACAACCGGCTGGCAGTCATCTGCTCCGGCGCCGGGGCGAAGGTGTGGTTCAAGAACACCGCCGCCCAGACGCGAGCAGACGGTCGCACCCTCGCGGCCGTCACCATGGTCGACCTGACCACGGGCGCCCCAGGCGTCCTGGACTACCTGGCCTGGGATGGCACCCGGTTCGTCAAGGGCACCGGGGTCTCGGACTCCATGCTCCGCATCACGCTCACGAACGGTACCGACTACTGCGAGGCGGTGCTCACGCGATGAGCGGTGTCATGGACTTCAACCGGACCCTGGGCGGCGCGAACCCCTGGGGTCACAACCCGGAGGCCTTCGCGGAGTACGAGCGGCAGGCGGCCGATCTCAACGAGCGGGCCAAGTCCGAGTGGGACGACCCGGCATTCCACCGCGAGGTGGCGTCCGACGTCGCGTCCATCCTGGACTACCAGTTCACCTTCGAGAACCTGTTTGGCACGTACTTCCAGGTGGAGCGTGTCGGGGAGTTCGACCGGGTGATCGTTCGCGAGCGGCGTGGCCTCAAGGTGTTCTACACCTCTCGGGGTGGGTACATCGAGGAGAGCCAGCTCAAGGTCGAGGACTGGGAGCTTCCCAGGGACACCATCGGTTTCCACGTCTCCGAGCACGAGGACAAGCTGCGAGCCAACTTCGCGGAGTCCATCGAGGACATGGTCACCCTCGGCCAGGCCCGGCTGGAGGCCGAGGTCAACCGGCGCATGTTCAACCTCCTCCAGGAGGCGGTGCCGAGCTCCAGCCCGTACTACGTGGCGTCGTCGGGTATCACCAAGACCCAGGTCGACACGGCGATCCGGGAGGTCCGTGACGCCATCAAGCCCAACGGCGTCGGCCCGGTCCCGGTGACCATCATCGGGCGGGCCTCCATGGTCGACCAGCTCTCCGACTTCAACCTCGGGTTCGACCCCGAGGCGACGGAGGAGATCCGGGCCAAGGGTCGGCTCGGTGTCTACCGTGGCGCGAACGTCATCCAGGTCATCAACTACACGGATGAGAACGCGCTGCCCTACATCCCGGCGAACGAGCTGTGGGTCTTCGGCGGCACGGTCGGCAAGTTCGCCATGTACGGCGATCTCGTCACGAAGTCGTGGGAGGAAAACACGGTAGACTACAGGCACTATAGGGCTAGGAAGGATATCGGGGGACTCGTACATCACCCCGAACAGTCCCGCCGCCTGGTCGACTCCAGCGTTACGGAAGTGTAACAGCTTCCCGTACATTACAGAGGGGCATCTTCTTCGGGAGGTGCCCCTCTCGTATGTCTGCATGTACGAAGTAGTCAACAATCTTTCCTGGAACAGTAGTGACGATAATCTACATTTGACATGATGGAACTTTAGTCATACGTTCTCTCGCATGACTCAATGTGCATGGCCTCAAGGTTGCGATCAAGAACGGATCACTGGACGGAAGGGAACGGATGCCTATTGCCGAGAGCACAAGAACGAGAGGGCTCGTCAGTACCGCTTTGCGGGACGGGAGCCGGAGGTGCGAGAGCGCCGTCCTTGCGGCCGGGTGCTCTGCGAGAACCTCTTTGAGTGGTCCTCCTGGACGTTGAGCTCCAAGCGGTTCTGTTCGACCAACTGCTACGAGCTCGACCTCAAGGAACGTGCTGCTGCTCGTCGTGAATCGGTCCAGGTCGAGCGAGCTGGTCTCCAGGAGAAGGTCTGTACCAAGTGCGCTCGCTTGCGACCCATCGAGGAGTTTTACAGGTCGAAGGGCTACCTCTATTCCATCTGCAAGGAGTGCCACCTTGGCAAGATGAGGGAGTACGAGCGGGGTCGTCCTGACCGCACCGAGGCCAAGAGGATCGAGGGTCAGAAGCGTCGGTACGCCAAGATCACCTATGTGTCGCCGGTAGTTGGACCGCGTCCCATGACGCCGGAGGATATGCAGGCGGAACTAGCCAGAGACCCGATCTGTCGTATTGCCTCTTGCGCGAACGCAGCCACTGACGTGGACCACGATCATGAAACTGGGATCTTCCGTGGGATGTTGTGTCGAGGCTGCAATGTTCGTCTTCACCAGAGCGCCAAGCTCCAGTGGTACATCGACGCAGTTTCCTACCTCCAGAGGTCAGCATGAAGATCGGAGAGGTCAACACCGACCTACTGGTGACGGCGGATGTGATTCAGGAGATGGGCGTCAAGGATGATGACCTCGATGGCTTCACGTCCTGCTGGGACTGCTCGCGTTCAGTGCAGCCCGGTCTTCTCGATCTACATGTGGTGTTCGTGGCGGACGCTGTTCGCTACAACTTCGACTGCGTGCTGTGCTGTACGTGCATTGCCTACTACCGGGCACATCGGG